GTCTGCAGACGCAGGCATTCCACAAGGTCGACATGATGATGCTGTCCCCGAACTTCTGGAACGGGCACGGCGTCGGCAACAAGCACTACTTCTTCATGCTGGACGGCTGCCTCAACGACGGGCAGGCCCGCGGGTTCTACAATGAGTTTCTCAGGGCAGAACTCGACAAGCATCGGAAGGTCATCGAGCTGGTCGGCTCGAAAATGAAGGCCGAGTCGTCGGCCGACCAGATCAGCGGCCTCGGGTTCTCCAGCACACAGCGGAACGAACTCCTGGTCAAAGTGAAGGGCAGTTTCAACCGGACCGTGAAGGTCATCTTCTAAGCGAAAGGACTAAAATGTCAGACTTGTTCGAGAAGGCCGCGCGCCTCAAGATCCGCTTCCCGGCGGCGGTCGGCGGCATCACGGCAGAGCAGCTGTGGGATCTGCCCATCACCACCAAGGCGAAGGCCGGCAATGATCTTGCCAGCATCGCCCGTGAGCTGAACCGCCGGCTGAAGGACGGCAGCGACGACGATCTGCCGTTCCTCAGCTCCGGCCGTAAAGCCGACAATGAGACGCAGCTCGCCTTCGACATCGTCAAGTACGTCGTCGAGACGAAGCAGGGCGAGGCCGAGAAGGCCGCCGAGACCGCGTCGAACCGCGAGAAGAAGCAGCAGATCCTGGCGCTGATCGCCGCCAAGGAGACCGAGAAGCTGGGCGGATCGTCCCTGGAGGAACTCCGCAAGCTCGCCGCCGAGCTGTAATCGCATCTGGCCGGGTGGCTCACGCTGCCCGGCCGCTTGCATGCTTGCAAAGGAACTAACGAAGAGGAGAACGAAGATGCCGAAGAAAACGCTGACTAATCTGCAGGAGCGCATCGTCGCTCGCGTGATCGCTGATCCAATGAACACGCTCTATCTGTCGAAGGGGCAGGTCAATTCGGCGAAAAGCCTGATCGACAAGGGTCTCATCGACCATCACTGTTATTCGTCGATGATCCAATCGCAATACCTCACGCCCGAGATCAAGTCGGTCTTCTTCGGCGAGAACGACGAGGTGTTCGCGATCCAGGACATCTACGACAATTGCTGGCTCGTCTTCGAGGGCCGTGAGCTGGTCACCAAACCACGCTCCGAAGAGAAAGCGTCCCGCATCGTCAAAGCGCTGAAGTTGCTGCGCCAGCAGGAGATGCCAGGTCTAGTCGCCAGCCTTGCTCCGGAACAGCAGCACCAAGCTTTCACCAACGAGACCATCGACGTCTAATTTGCATTTTCTGCAACTTTCTGTTTGCTTGAATGCAATCTCAATGCTAACCGTCACTCAGACAGATCGAGACGAGGACAATGCAAGCTCCAATGATTTGGGTTCCTTCACCGCAGCAGGCGGCGTTCCAGCAGGAAGCATGGAATGGGACCAGTTCCCTTGTGCTGATCGCCGTGGCCGGCGCCGGCAAGACCACCACCATTCTCAAGACCGTCGAGCGCATGATCGGATCTTCGATCATCCTCGCCTTCAACCGCAAGATTGCCGACGAGATCAAGGGCAAGCTCCAGGCCGCCGGCATCGACTGGCGCAAGGCTGAGGCTGCGACCGTACACTCGATCGGCTACCGCAACTATCGCAAGGCCTTCCCCAAGGTTCGCACCGTCAAGGAGAAGGTTGCCAGCATCACTGAGAGCTGGATCGAGATCGGCAAGATCGGCTCCGACCTGGCGTTCCACGCCTCCGTGATCTGCCACCTGGTTTCGCTCGCCAAGCAGAACGGCGTCGGCATCGAGGGTTACGGCCACATCGACGACACCTCCATCTGGGAGGACATCGTCGAGCACTTCGACCTGTTCGACAGCGAGGAGCTGGCGAAGAAGGCGGACGCGCTGATCGATATGTCGATCGAGGTGCTGAAGGAGTCGAATAACGATCCCGAGATCGTCGACTTCGACGACATGATCTACCTGCCCCTGCTCTACAAGATCCGGTTCTTCCAGTTCGACAACGTCTGGATCGACGAGGCGCAGGACACCAACACCGTGCGCCGGCTGCTGGCCAAGGCTCTGATGAAGCCCCGCGCTCGACTGTTCGCTGTCGGTGATCCCCACCAGGCCATCTACGGCTTCACGGGCGCCGACAACGACAGCATCGAGATCATCAAACAGGAGTTCCGGGCCAAAGAGATGCCGCTGACGGTCACCTACCGGTGCCCCAAGGCGGTGGTCAAGCTGGCTCAGACCTGGGTCAACCACATCCAGGCCCACGAGTCCTCGCCGGAAGGCAAGATTTCGCTGCAGTCGTTCGAGCACATGATGGAGGACCCATCGAAGCTCGACGGCGACTCCGCAATCCTGTGCCGCAACACTCGGCCGCTGGTCACCGCAGCGTTCGCTCTGATCCGCGCCAAGATCCCTTGCCGGATCGAGGGTCGCGACATCGGCGAGCAGCTGAAGAAGCTGGCGACCCGCTGGAAGTCCATCACCAACATCTCCGCGCTCGAAGAAAAGCTGGAGGAATGGTTGGAGCGCGAGCGGGCGAAGTGGTTGCCGAAGAAGAAGATGGCCAAGGTCCAGGAGGCCGAGGACAAGGTCGAGACGCTCAAGGTCGTGATGGATGCCTGTCGTGAGGCCAAGCTCCAGAAGATCACCGACGTCACCGCCTACATCGACAACATCTTCGCCGACAATGTGACCGGCATCCTGACGCTGTCGACCATCCACCGGTCGAAGGGCCGGGAGTGGAAGAACGTCTTCTGGCTCGACCGGTTCAACACCTGCCCCTCCAAGTACGCCAGCATGGACTGGGAATTGGAGCAGGAGAAGAACCTCCAGTACGTCGCCTGCACTCGCTCGATGGGCGAGATGATCGACCTGCTGCCGCCTATGCCGAAGCAGAAGGTGGCCAACGACAACGAGAAGAAGCCGGTGGAGAAGGCGGCGTGAAGCTGCACTATCCACGGGGCCAGCCGCCAGAGGGGGAGGACGTCCTCTGGCGGTGCGAGGCCAAGCGCTACTCCTACACCATCGACGCCGATCGTGACGAGTATGGCGTGACCGACCCCCGACTCGAGATGTGGTGGTGGGAGGTTGATCGCCGCACGCCGAAGGGCGCGTGGCTGTGTACCGGTGAGTTCCAACTGCTCACCGCGTTCAAGAAGAAGTACTCGGAGTCCGAGCAAGACGCCCTCCGCGACTTCAAGGCCAGGAAGGCGAAGCAGATCCGCATCCTTTCCAACCAGCTTGACCGGGCCCAGCACGAGCTGTCGCTCACCGAGCCCGCCGCGAGCAATTCGCTTGCCAGGTTGTTTGCATGAATACAAACGAGGAGAGACAAATGAACGGGTTCGTCCTGTACAGGGGGCCGTCCGAGATCGACGGCAAGCCCATCGTCGTCATCGTCACCGGACTTCTGACCGGTGGCGCCAATTCCAAGACCGGCCACATGGCCCAGGTCTACATCCTGCGCGACGGGATGAACCCGCTGCTGGCCGTCCAGACCGGCGACGACGTGTCGATCTGCGGCTCCTGCATCCACCGCGGTCATGTGGTCGAGCAGAACGGCGAGAAGAAGAACGTCGGCCGCTCCTGCTACGTGACCCTCATGCACGGCCCCAGGGTCGTCTGGGACGCCCTCCAGCGCGGTCTCTATCCGGAAGTCCCGCTCGCCAAGGCACGCAAGCTGCTGGCCCGCAGGCGCGTCCGGCTGGGCTCCTATGGCGATCCTGGCGCAGTCCCCTTCCGCGTCTGGGAACAGGCGCTCGATCTGGTGACCGAGCTGTCCGGATACACTCACATGTGGCGCAAATTCCCGACGATGTCGGCGTTCTGCATGGCGTCCTGCGATAGCGAGCAAGAGCGCACCGAGGCCAAGGCGCTCGGCTTCCGCACCTTCCGTGTCCGCGGCAAGGACGACCCCAAGCTGGCTGGCGAGGGTCAGTGCCCTGCCTCCAAGGAAATGGGCAAGGCAACGCAGTGTGCGCAGTGCCTGCTCTGCGGCGGCGCGCGGACTACCGCCAAAGCCGACATCACCATCATCGCACATGGAACGGGTGCCCGTCACTACGAGCGCGCCAAGGAGGCAGCATGAAACAGAAACTGGGACCTTGGGACACCGAGCTGATCGAGGCCGATTTCGACGAGACAAGCATCGGCGAGATCGTCCGCACAAGCAGGGGTGAGCGCCGATCGGAGCCGCGAAGAGGCGGTGATTACCGACGACCGAACCGCTTTGTCGAAGACGGATACGGCGAACTCGACTTCGCCTGATCTCTGACAACGAACCGACCAATCACGGAAAGAGAATGATGACCACCACAATCACCGACGCCATCCCGTTGTCGATCGATGGGCTCACCTGGCGCAAGATCACCGACCAGATCGTCACTGCGATCGAGGGCGGCTCCGGCTACTGGGCCACCAGTTTCAAGCCGGTCGACCCGAACTCGGTCAAGACAGACGTCAGCCCCTGGTACGACGATGAGAAGATCTGGTCGGGCCCCTTCAAAATCGCTGTCCGCGACGGCGAGGAAGAGAAGACGGTCTTCTTCACGCCGGAGGGGATGAAGAAGGGTCTGCAATGGCTCGCCGACAACTACCTCTGGCGCATCGAAGAGATCGTCAAGGAGACCGGTGACGCTGAGACCGCCGACGTCTTCCTGCAAGCCTGCATCTTCCAGGACATCGTCTATGGATAGCCGGCTCGATCACCGACACGGCTTGCCGGAGGCCGCAGGCTTCAAGGTCGGACAGCGCGTCACAATGCTCGATGTCTGTATTGGTGCAGACCATGACGACGTCGAGCACACAATCCTCCCCGGTGCTGACGGCCTCATCGAGTGCATCGAGCACTTCGCCCCGCCTCAGGGTCTCACCTTCACGATCTGGATCCCCATCAACGAGCTGGAGGGGCGCGGCATCGTCAACGTGTTCGATGAAGGCGACGGCCAGATCACCAACGTCATAAAAGCGAAGGAGACATCATGAAAACGAAGCCCATGCCTGCGTTGTTCGTCGTCTGGGCTTTCTGCTCACCAGGTCCGAAGTGGCGCCCAGTTTCCGAACCGAAGCCTCGGTCGGAGCTGACCCTCGTCGTCAGGGATCAGTGGGAGCAAAAGCGCATGGCGCGCATTCGGCCCGCGCCGGTCCTAACCAGCCAACCGGCATTGCGAGAAAGCAAATGAGCGTCTATCTGCTCCACTTCGACCCCAGCTATCAGCATGCTGGGCACTATATCGGATTTTGCCAAGACGACACTCCGGAGCGAAGACTCAACGAGCATATGGCGGGGCGCGGATCACCCCTGGTGAAGGCTGCTGTGGCAGCTGGTAGCCAGATCCACGTCGCGCAGTTCTATCCGGGGGCGTCAAGAACCTTCGAACGAAAACTGAAGAATTGGGGGAGCGCCAGGAAGTGGTGCCCTGCCTGCGGGATTGGTAGTCGACCAGTCCCAGTGTGTATTGAGTGAATTGGGGCATCCCGGACTGCCGGACCCTTCGTCCCACCTGACCTGCGCAAATGCACGAGAACATTGAAGAGACCAGCATGGCGCTCAGTCGAAATGCTTCGAAGAAATTCCTCAAGGGCGAGGAAGTTAAGGCCTTCCGGATTTCTCGTAATCTCACACAGTCAGACCTGGCCGATTGGCTTGGCCTCACGACTCAGGCTGTGGGGAAATACGAGATACGCGGCGTCACCAAGGCCACGGCGCTGGCTCTTGCGGCGATCGACCGCGGTCTGCAACCATTCAAACCAACCAAGGCCGACTTCAGTGCGGTCGAAAGCCATAGTCGTTTGAAGATTTTGCGCAATAAGGAGAGCTGATGAGTAAGAGCAGCACTGCCGCTGCGCCGCCCGCGGAGGTGGCGCGTCCAATCAACCCAATGTTCAAAGAGCGGCTCCCCACCATGATGGCGGAGATCTGCGACTCCCTGATGGTGATCGAGCCGGCGATCGACCGTGTGACCATCCAGCTGCAGGAGTTTCTGGACTATCTCAACTTCGAGATCCAGAAGACAGCGCTCCACATCCAGCGGCTACGATGGGAGCCGCAGGTTGATCTCGTCGCTGTGCGTGAGGCCGAGGCCTGGCTGAAGCAGCTCGCGAAACTCGAGGAAGAGTTCGATGTGAGCGTGATGACATCCCCGCCGAAGACGATCAGGGAGATGTTGATTCGCGTCCAGAAGCTGTTCGATGTGTGACCTGTAAGTCATTGCTGACTTACAGATCTGATCACGCCTTGACGAAGATAGTGACGATGGCGATGTCCTGGATCTCGTCGAAGGACACCACCTCGTCTTCCGCGACCGGATGGGTCTTCGAGAGCTTCAGACCCTTTTCCGTGATGTCCATCAGCAAGCGAACGCGAGCCCGCCCACCCTTGTCGGTGATCACCAGGGTATCGCCCGCCACTGGATCGCGACGCTTCGTCGCAAACATCAGAGTTCCTGACTTGAACCACGGGTCGAACGTGTTGTCCGGCATGTGGAACGCGAACGCGGTCTCGTCATCATCCAGCTGAGGCGGGGCCGGCACGTAGGCCTCGCGGTTACCGCCCGTTGCTGATTGCAGCGACGCCGGAAGCGACGACATATGCCGCAGCTGGACGGTCGCCTGCCTCGGCATGCGGTGTCGAATGCTGCGCACGTTCTCAGGCTCACCATCATCGGCCGGGGCGACATTGCCCTCACCCTCAGCCCCCAGCGCCGCCATCACCTTCTTCGGGATTGGATAGCCCGAGCCAGTGGCGATCTTCTGAAGCGTGGCGACTGTAGGTACGAACTGATGTTTGGGATTGTTGAGTAGGCGCAGGATCGTCGACGGGGCCAGCTCGGAGTGTCGAGCAAGGTCGGTTCCCGTCCATTTCTTGCGTTCAAGGATGTGATCGATCCACTCGATCACGATTTCCTTCGGTGTCTGGGATTTCTTCATCACTGCCGATAATGCCATTTGCGATCCCCTATTACCATGGTTCGCCTAACAAGAAGTTGTTCACAACCCAAAGTTGGGTTCATTCTGTGCAGTATCGCACAGTCGCTCTGAAAATTTGGCCGTTTGCAGTCATCGTCTCGTCCTCGTCATCCCATTTGCTTGGATGCTAACGATGCCGAATACGATAGGTTTCGCCCGATTGCAAATGTTTTTTTGTTCCCTGTCCGTTCCAAAAGGGACGGGAAACACCTAGAAACACAGGACTTTCCTTACATGAACCTGACGGGAGTTATCAACCACGGTTTGTTTGCGTGGCCCTCCACAGTGCAAGCAACTGCTTGAACTCGGGCGTTCGAATGCCAGCGTGAGGCACAGCGCAGGCGTCGGCCGCGTGCTCATTGTCGATGTGCAAACCGCCGGCTTTGTTGACCAGCTCACCCTTTTTATTCTTCGTGTCCCGATCGTAGTGAGCCCATCCGGCGTCTGGGTAGAGGTCGGCCGCCCAGGTGATGATCTCCGGCTTCTCCGCCGTCTTACTCCCCACGGAGGCCAGCTTCGTCTCCACGGGCATCACCTGGATGAGTGGGATCTCTACCGACGCGAGGATGCCCACGACCACGCCGAAGGCGAAGGCGGCGCGAGCCCGCTGGGAACCTGACGGGATCTCGCCGAACGCCACAGTGCAGCCGTCCAGCTCTTCGTGGAGCGCATCGTGCAGCTCGGTCGCCCGGCGCAGGTCGTCGCTGTTCTGACGCACGACCTTGCGTTTGCCGGCCATCTTCTCGGTGTCGATCGTCCGGATGCGTTCCAGGCTGAGGTCGAGGGTGTCGAGATCGAGGCGCATTCTGGCGATGCCGAAGTGCGCGAAGGCCGGGTCGAGACCGGCAACTAGGATGGAACCCATTCTGGTGTGACTCTTTCATCGCAACCACGAGATATCGTGGCTTGCATTTGCATTTGCTTTCATGCAAATACACCAACCCGCTTCTCGGGTCAAACCCGGCGGGCAAGATCACGGAAAATCATGAGCATCAGAGCACTTAACTGGATCTTCCACGACTTCATGGACGTCAGTCCGAAGAAGGTCACGCCGACAATGCGGCAAATCCTGACGGTGCTGGCGAACTTCGCTGGCGACGAGGACGAGTCCTATCCGCGTCAGACCACCATCGCACGGATCACCGGCCTCTCCCGGCAGTGCGTCTGCAAGAACCTCTCCACCATGGAGAAGATGGGGCTGATCAGCGCGACCGGCCGAACCCGGACTGACGGCAGCACCCGCTCTTCCGAGTACACGCTGAAGATCGACTGGCCCTCCAATTACGTTGGCCCGACACCTGACGAGATCGATGGTGGGGGTGTCAACCAGGATGACACGGGGGGTGTCGCCCAGGATGACACGGCTGTCGTCGAGGACGACGGGGGTGTCGCCCAGGATGACACCGGGTGTCAACGAGAGCGACAGGGGGGTGTCAACCAGGATGACACCATAAACCATCACTTAGAACCATCACCTGAACCTAAAGCTAGAACCCCCAAGCCGCGCAAGACGAAAGCGTGGCCGGAAGATTTCCGGAAACAGTTCTGGGGGCTCTACCCGAAGAAGTCGGGAGACAGCCGGAAAGCTGCGTGGACGAAGCTGGAAAAGATCGAGCGCGACGACGAGGTCGAGTTCGCCGATCTCATGAAGGGCCTCACCTACTACGCAGCCAGGATGAACGCCGACGTCCAGCAAGACCGCAAGAACGAACGGTTCATCGCCGCAGCTGCCGTCTGGCTCAACAACGCCAGGTGGGAGACTGAGCGACCGCCGGCACCGAAGGCTCCGGGCAACGCCTGGGCCGGCGTCAACGGCAAGCGCATGACGGCGATCTGACCATGGCCAGTGTGGATATCGAGAAAGTCCTGTCCGAGGAAGGGATCAAACTCCGGTCCGTCAAATTCGGAAACCAGTACGCGCTCTGTCCGCAGTGTTCGCACAAACGGAAGGGCGCTCACAAGAAAATCCGCTGCCTGAGCGTCAAGATCGATGTCAGCGGAGTCGTTTGGAACTGCAAGAATTGTGGATGGGTTGGATCAGAGAATGATAAACGAAAGGCACGCACGGGGGATCGAGGACAGAGGCCTGAACGTCGAAATGTCGGCGGCTATGGGGCTCTACAGCGGGCGTCGCTTGCGCGATGGGTCAATCGTACCTGATCTGGACGGCAACATCCTCTGCTTCCCCTACTACGAGCACGGCGACGAGGTGAACACCAAATACCGGTGGTCACAGGACGGGCAGCGCCGCTTCATGCAGCGCAAAGACGCAGTCAAGACGCTGTACAACGCGGATGTTCTATTCCATCCGGCGTTGATGCCCGCCCTTCGCCAGGGCGATGAGTCGCTGATCTGGGTCGAGGGCGAGTTCGACGTCCAGGCCGGCAAGGAGTGCGGCTACGACACGATCGTCTCGGTCCCCGATGGCGCGCCCCCTGCCCGCGACGCCAAGGGCAAGCTGATCGACGTGCCGGACGACGATCGGGATATCGACCCCGATGACGACGACAAGTTCGCCTTCATGGGCCGGCTGTTGGGGCCTCTCATGGAGGTCAAGAACCACATCATCTGCACCGACGCCGACGAGCCCGGCCAGCGCCTCGCAAAGGAGCTGGTCAGACGCCTCGGCGCGGCCAAGTGCTTCTGGGTCACCTACCCGGACGACGAGGTGGTTCCGGACAAGAAGAACAAGGGCAAGCTCAGATCGTGCAAGGATCTGAACGAAGTCAAGCAGTACCTCGGACCCGAGCGTGTCCAGGAGATGCTCGACAACGTGAAGCCGTGGCCGGTGAAGGGTCTGTTCCGGCTCTCCGACTATCCGGAGCTGGATCTACCGACCATGTGCGAGGTCGGCCTGTCCGACGAACTCGACACGCTGATGAAATTCTACGGCGGCCAGTTCGTGGTCTGCACGGGAACGCCGAACGTCGGTAAGTCGACGCTGATCAACCAGGTGGCGGTGCTGCTTGCGAAGAAGCACAAATGGCCGATCGCCATCTTCTCGGGCGAGAAGGACGTCAAGCCGTTCCTGGCGCACGAGCTGATGACCGCTTTCCTGGAGAAGGAGCGCCAGGCCTGGTCATACGAGGAGAAGAAGAAAGCCGAGGCGTTCGTCGAGCGCTATTTCCAGTTCATCGACTACGACGACGACAAGGACTTCGAGATCGACGTGAAGTTCCTGATCGACACGGCTGCTGCCGCGGTGTTCCGCGACGGCGTCAAGTGCCTGATCATCGATCCCTGGAACGAGCTGGAGCACAACCGCCCCGGCGCGATGTCGCTCACCGAGTACGTTGGAAAGGCGATCAAGATGCTGAAGCGGTTCGCAAAGCAATTCGGCGTCTGCGTCATCGTTGTGGCGCATCCCACCAAGCTGGACCCCGGCGCAATCCCCGGGCTGTACAGTATCTCGGACTCCGCTCACTGGGCCAACAAGCCCGACCTCGGCATCATCGTCCATGCGGACGACGCTGAGGATCCGAACTCGCGCAAGATCATGATCCCGAAGGTGCGTCTCAAGCGCATCGCCGGCAACACCGGCTCGGCGGTCATGTCCTTCAACGAGACGACTGGATTGTTTGTCCAGCCAGTTTTTTGAAATAACGCTTGCTTGAATGCAAACGAACTGCTAATGCAAATCCCAGAAGGAGAGACCACCAAATGGCATCAAGTTTGAACAAGGTCGAGCTGATCGGCCGCCTCGGCAAGGACCCCGAGGTCAAGAACCTCTCGAACGGTTCTTCCGTCGCCAACTTCAGCGTGGCCACCAGCGAGTCCTGGAAGGACAAGCGCTCCGGCGAGAAGCAGGAGAAGACCGAGTGGCACAACATCGTCGTCTGGAACGAGAAGACGATCGAGTTCGTCGAGAAGTACCTGAAGAAGGGTGACCTCGTCCGCATCGAGGGCAAGATCCAGACCCGCAAATGGGAAGATCAGGACGGCAAGGATCGCTACTCGACCGAGATCGTCGTTCCGCAGTTCGCTCCGATCGATGCGCTGATGAAGCTCTCGTTCGACAACGACAACAAGAGCGGCGGCGATGACCGCGGCAGCTCGCGCGGCAACGGCAACAGCCGTTCCCGTGACGACGACCGTGGCGATGACCGTGGTGGCAACAACCGCTCCTCGGGTCGCTCGTCGAGCCGCAACGATGACCGTGGTGGCGATGACCGTGGCAGCAGCCGTGGACGTGGCGATGATCGCGGTTCGAGCCGCAACGATGACCGCAGCAACGACAGCCGTGGCGGCAG